GATCAGTTGCAATAGTTGACAGGCTAGATGTCTGCGCTACTGTAGTCATTGATACTCCAGGCTAAGAGACTTGGACTAATTGGTTGGTTCCGGCAGCAGCACCAACACCAACAGTCGTTGTTACCGTCGCACCTTGCTGCAGCAGGTTAATGTAAATGGTGATGAATTCTGCTGGGGCAGCCAGGGCAACAGACACATACACATTGACGATGCCAGCTAGTGCGCCCAGTGGCGTGTTGATTGTGGAGTCACAAATCACATTAAACGAGTCTTTAATTGTGGTGCCAGCTAACTGCCCTGCCTGCATAAGCTGGGTCAGATAGCCAACCAGGGTGGTTTCAATCGCTGCCCATAGCACGGCATCATTCGGCTGGAATAATGCGAACCTGACTAATGCAATGGCATCATGCTCAATTTTTTGCAGCATCCGCCTGATGCTGATATACCTGTCGGGATATCCTGGATGCAGGGTGCGTGCCCCGAACACACAGAATCCATAGCCAGGGACAACTTTGACAGGGTTGACGCCGGCCTTCGTCAGAGTGGTAAGATCTGATGGTGTGAACCGTGCTTCCAGGTTAACTACACGCAGTGTTGCCGTCACACCAGCAGGGGATTGGTTCGGGCCGATCTGGATGTCAGTATCCTGGGTAATGCCAAGAACACCACCAACAGGGGGCAGCCAGATGGTAGCACCAGGGATAGAACTGCCAGGATCTTGCTGCTGCACCCATGGTGCCCACAATGTCCCACGGGAAGAAATATTCAGTGCAGGGACTAATGTTGATGCATAGTTGGCTGCGACTGTAGCTGAAGTTTCTGGGAATACCGGCGTTGGTCCTGCGGCAAAAACCATCATGTCGCCACGGGAGTCAGCATAGCTCAGGAAATTGTTGATAATCGAGCTGTTGGCTTCAGCCCCAGGTATTGCTACATCCAGGATAATATCCTGCAGCATGTCCAGCCGCTTAATGCCAAGAGAGTTGGCAGTTGTCATGTCAGGTGCGACAACACCATCACCATTGGCAGGTCCAGAATTTGTCATGGCTGATGGTGATGCCAGCAATGCCAGCTGGTTGGATGTATAAGTGTAGGCGCCGTGGAATTTAACACTGACATATGCTGAGCCAGTTGTCGGGGAATTAATAATGCTGCCAACATACCTAGGGTCAGCAGGATTAAGGCTCAGGTCAGGGAATATTTCGACTAGCTGCGAGACACCGCTGCCGCCAGAGTAGGTAAGGAAATCGAATCTGCCAGCAGAACCACCAGCAGTAGTAATCTGGATGTATACTCCACCAAACGTGCTGCCACTTGTCGTGTAGGCTCCAGGATACAATGCTGTGACATCCAGTGCAGGTGTCGCTGAAGTATCGTTAAGGGTAAGAGTGCTCTGGGTCGCATCTGAATTTTCTACCCGGATGATGTAACATGACTTGCCCCTGTTAGCAAAAAACTGGTACACATAGTAGGGAAGCATGTTACCATTAGCGACAGCGAACGTACCAAACAATGCGATGTATTGCTGCCATGACCCTATCAGGGTTGGCACATTAGGTCCAATATTATATGATGCCACAAACGTTGGTACCGCGATGCCAGGAAATCCTGGTGGCGTTGTGATTAAAGGATAAAGTGTCTCAACTATTCCCACGCCAGGATACGTCAATGGGGTTGAGGTGTAAGGTGTACTCATAAGTATTCCTCAAGTATGAGAGTCATGCGCCGGTACCACCCATTGTGACAGATGGATCCAGGGTAACAGAATCAGATAATGCGGATGCTCCTGACAATGTGCTTGCTGCCATAAAAGTAGGCACACCAGTATTCCAAGTGATGGGTGGCGATCCTACACTCAAAATCCCATGACTTTCCATCAGTTGTGCTTCAGACAAAGGCTCAGTGTTAGTATATGGTGGACCAAATACAAAGAATTCTAGATTAATGTCATGGACGATACCAGTAGCTATTCCTGGATAAGGTGGCATATTGATAAGTTCTGTAAAAACTCTTATCAGGAATGTCGTTGTGAAAATGCGCTTGTCGTCTTCGTCTTTACCGTATTCTATGTAAGGACCACCTTGCAGGATAATCGTCCTGCGGGAATGGTCCTGGGGTACTTCCAGATGGGCAAAATGATAAGGAATATACCCAGGTGATAACAAAGTCTGGATGATCGGCAACGTATGCGATAGATATTGCCTGGTGAAAACTGTTATTTTGTAGTCAATGTTAAAGGGAATGGGATTCCACCAATAGTACGGGCTCTTGGTGACATCGCCAGAGTCCGTGACATTAGGATCCCACCAGATAGGATAGGATTCTGGGGCATAAGGTAATTGAACCCAGCCTCGGTGCTCACGTTCAGGTGCTGGGAATATTCCCTGGTGCTCAATGATCAGGATAGGATATGACAATGATGCCATGTCATCCTGGGGCAGCCTGTATCGTACAGGTACAGTCCTACCACCAGGCGGGCTGTTGGCATCAGTTACCTTAATGCCTTGGAGCTTGAACTTTAATGCCGCATCTTCGTTGAGTAACCAGGGCGTCTTAATCACCACCTAGACAACAGAAAGCGCACCCATAGAAAATAGAATCAGGGGCACGCATACTAGCCTCGCAGGTGATGATATAAGCAGTTATAAAAGCAGGACTATCGCATTGTTGTTCGCATTTTCATTATATCATTTAGTTATCGAAGTTTAAATGACCATGCGCTCGGCAATGCTGCCTGCCTGCTCTCATGTATGCCCGCAGTAAGCCACCATTGTCACAATGAATAGCTACTGGATTATGCGCATCATCCATACCATGGCAGATAATCTGGCATCTGTTCTGGTTGTAGAACCCAAGTGGCAGCTGGAAGAATGGATACCAGCCATCAGATAATATGGCAACCAGCCTGCGAAGATTAAAGTTAAGCTCACAGCTGTTGGGTGGTGAGCCTATTAACCTGTGCCGTCCTGGCACACAAGGCTGGGTAGGAAAGTCTGGATCAAATGCCAGGTCATCCCAGTCAGGACCACCATAATATCCAGCATCATGCATGTTATACCAGCAGTTCGGGATAATGCCGATAGGTGGCGGGGAGACAACAGTCACAGGATTGCCGACAACATTAAGACCCTGGCCGCCATAGCAGAAACTGTCTGACTGGGCATTACCTGTTGCCAGGAAGAATAAGCTTGTATTGTTCCCGCTGTTAATAAGCACGTTGGCAGGATCCCAGGACTGACTGTACACATTGACAGTCTGCATCTGGTTCATGCTGATAGTAACATCATTCCAGTTGACTGCATTGGCAATAGCTGTGCAAGGTGGACTGGTCGCATAGTTATGATGGCAGTGAATGTTTGTATGGTAGTAGTCTTTGGCATGACGTGAGCTGCCAATGAAATGTGACCATCCGCAGAATCTGCCCTGGCCGTCACTGCCATAGCCAGCAGTCAGCCCGCAGCTTTTGCTTTCTATCCCGCTGCAGGTGTTGTTATTATACTGGTCACTGCGCAGGTTTGCAATATCCTGGAAAGAATTGTCACACCTGTGGATATCAATGCAGTGTGTATTGGTGTAGTTGTTCCTGGGATAAATAGGTGGTGGGGCCAGCAGGATAAGATTGTCCAGTGACACATTAATGCAGCCATGCAGCCTGATGAAAGGATATGTCAGGTTTGATGTCACATTCTTTATGGTGATAGATGCCAGGGTAACAAAGCTGGCACCAAAAAACACGAATGGTGTGCATGGTGTAGTAATGCCACCAGCATAATTACCATGGCCAATGTCCACACCAAATCCTGATGCATCCCATGATCCCCCGGACACCTGGATATTACCACTGGCTGGAACTTCATTGGCATTGGCAGGATTAAAGTTTGCCAGCATGAAGTTTGGCGGGGCAGGATTAGCTATTCTCTTGATGATAGCGCCATTAGCCAGGTGTAGCCAGGTGTTGCTGGCAATGACAAGTGTCTGGCCACAGGCATATGTGCCGTTCGGTAACCAGACTTCCCCTCCGCCACGTGTATTGGCAGCCTGTAAGGCAGCATTGATAGCATAACTGTCGTCAGTAAAGCCATTGCCAGTGGCGCCATAAGGTGACTGGGTTACGTCAAATCTATTGGTGAGGTAGCCAACCGGCATGTCTGCCACTGGAATATGTCCCGTGCTGTCTAACAGGGCAGGGCCATTTGGCTGATTGTATGCAGCATAAATAGCGGCAATGAGACCGTTGGTATAGGCCCTATCACCATGCGGATCAGGCGGGTTGTTTAATTCATGCTGCAGGATATTTGCAGCATTAGCTTGAATTAAGGCTTCATCTGCAGAGATTTCTGCATTCAGGGGCAGGCCCCAATTTAATTCACCTATGGCTGGGAGCGCCATATCAATCAACCCCAAATGTCTCAGTAATCCAACTGGCAAATGATTTAAGTTGCTTTATGCTAGCATTACGTTTCATTGAATTAGCTAGATAGCTAATTACTTGAATATTTCCAGGCACATAGCCTAAGTCATTATCTATTCTGTCTAATGTAGGAGAACTGTCACTTATTTTTATTAAGGATGCTGCTATAGGTATTTCAAGGATAGGGCAAGCTTCTGGGATAATAATGTCATCTACCGTTATCGTAAAAGGCAAACATTTTTGTTGTGCTCTTTTTCTAGCCGCTTTCCACAGGTATTTTGGTAAATTTTGCTCACGATGCTGGCGATGCCAACGACGCTGATCTTCTTTATACTCAGGCCGTGCCTTATATTGACTCCAATATTCTTTGCCGGATTCTGAGAAATAATAATTCTGTCTTGATACCCGATTACATTGCCTGCACCAATAGTCTAAGCCATCCTTCGTTCTTGTCTTCCCGGCAAACTCTTGTAGCAATTTCTCCTGTTTGCATTTTGTGCATCTCTTTAGTAATTCATCCATGCCTTTATTATACATGCACATTTAATTATGGCAAAAGTTCTTCATATGCTTTGTCCCACAGATCCCAGTTAGCCTCAATAGTATAATCCTGGGCTATTTCCCTGGCGTTCCTACCCATTATCTCACGAAGTACCTTGTCACTTGCAAGCAATTGCAGCCTGTCCTCAAATTCATCTGGTTGTACTAAAAATCCGGTTACCCCGTCTATCACAACATCCCGGTAAACAGGATGGTCGCTGCAAATGACAGGAATACCAAGGGCCATAGCCTCAATTACCTTGATAGGTGACTTGGATCTGTTGAACTCATCTTCCAGCAAGGGCACCAGCATGATATCAAAATCTATGCTGCGGTAATATCTGTAAGAATCATCCAGCAGCACCCAGCCACTGATCCTGGCATCAGGGAATTTAGCCCAGATCTTCTCATCACCACCAAAGATATGTGCTTCTGCCTTTTTGTTCTTAGCCAGCAGATTAGCCAGTGGCTTGATAATCAGGTCAACATCATGCAGATGACTTCTGCCGCCCTGCCAGCCAACAACAAGTTTCCTGCGATTCCTGTTCCTATCCAATGTCAGCAAATCTGCTGGCACACAATTAGGCAGCACCTTGATGTTATGATGCCCTGTCTGCTGGCGCATGATGTCAGCCAGGTAAGGTGTGGTGACTGTAATCATGGCAGACATGTCGGCAACTTTAAGCGTTGTATCAATCAGTTCTTCCCTGGTATGGTACTTATAATCATTGTCACCTTTAGCATTAACACCATACCTGGCAAAATCAAACCTTTCCCCTTCTGTTTCAAACACATTGTCGTCTGTCTCATAGATGAGAGGGTTGCCTTCTGCTGCCAGCATGTTGATAAGATCCATGCCGACAGGATTATCTGCCTGCTGGACAGTGACAAGATTCCAGTCTTCGTCACGTGGATAAGGATAACCAAACCTGCAGTCAGCTTTCCAGTTATGCAAGGCTAGCTGCTTAAACGGCAATGTGATTCTGTACCAGGCACAAGCACTAGGCGTGGATATTTGTGGTGTGTTCAGGAATGCTAGGTATTCTTTTTTAGTAGCCCAGGACATAGGGGGCATCGGGATGTTATAGGCTGACTTGTAGATGCCCCAGACACTCTTGTTCACATTGCCTTCTTCACAACAACAAGGCTCAGCCGGTATTCTATGACATCTATGTCAGTTGTGCGATTAAACTTTTTCAGCAGGTTGCTGGCAAATATGCCCATGCCAAGGTCAGCTACCCGCCATTTAGCCTCAGGCTCTGGCTCATCCAGGGCAACATAATTGACATTCTCAATGACGTAATAGCCACCAGGTGTGACCAGAGGCCAGAGATTGTCGAATGATATAGTTGTTGCTTCCCCTTCATGTGAGCAGTCATCGACAATAAGATCCCATGTGCCGCCTAGTATTGCTGGCAATTGCGGATCATCCTGGCTGCATATGATTTGCCGTGTGCCAGGAGGCCACCTGGAGGAAGGGTTAGAGTCAACTCCTGCAATAATGCCTGCTGGGAATAGGACTTGCCACATGTCCAGTGAATCACCTTGCATGACTCCTAGTTCGCAAATGTTTGCTGCCGGGCCAAGTTCTTCAGCAACCCTGTAATAGA